GGGATTTACATTCACAATTGCCACAACTACAAGTTGTACAAGAACCTCCGTTTGAACAGTGACACGCATGGTCACAATTTTGACATATCATTCTGCCATCTCCAATCCGAACTCTGTTGTTTCATTTACTCTTCTAGTCCAACCCTTACCAAAAGTTTTAAATGTACTAAGTGATTCGTAGTAATCTTGTCTTTCATCTTGATACAATCTAATTGTTTCTGTAAGTGTATTACTTTTTATAAACTCATCTAATTTAGCAAGTGTGTTAGGACCAATACCACCGTCGGCAACTGTTCCTATCATTGCTTGTAAATATTTTGCAGCTCTACCTGTGCCCGCATTTACACCAAAATCAAATACGCATAAGTCTAAACCATTAGGTAATTGATCTCCTTTAATACGATCCCAATAATTTTTTTCATAGATTGGTGCAACATCTTCTTCTTTTAGATTTTGCATTGTGTTTTCTGATACAGAATATCCAACCCATTCTTCATACACTCTTTTTGTAACACCCATATTTGTCATTCCACCAGGGTCTTTTGGATGATTTACATATCCACCCTCATGATGTAAAACTATCTCTAGACATTTATTAAAATTGCTCATTATCGACTCCAAATCCTAATTTTGTTTTTTCTATTAAATACTCTTTTACAAAACCACTTCTTACTATATCACCAATATTAAATTCAGTAACATTGAAAGACGGCATATTATCTAATATTCTAACAAAATCTTGTAATCCATTTTTTTCTGCTGACTTTGTTAAATCTGTTTGAAAGAAATCACCGGCAAATGATATCTTTGAATTTTGTCCAACTCTTGTAATGATTGTATCTAATTCATGAAAGTTTAAATTTTGACATTCATCTACTATTATAATTGAATTATCAAATGTTAATCCTCTTAGAAAAGATGTTGACATAAAATGTAATGATCCTTGTTGTTTTAGTCTATCGAACAACATTAGAAACGCTTGTTCGTTTGGTTGTTGAAACATAAAACGTACCATGTTCATGTAATTAATTTGATACAGTGCTGATTTATCTTCTTCATCACCAGGTAAAAAACCGATCTCTCTAGTAGGAATAAGTGATCTAACTATTATTACTCTATCATATTCTGTATTAGGATTTAATACATCTTGTAATGCTTTGTATAAAAGTATAAATGTTTTACCCGTTCCGGCAGCACCAAAAACAAATTGATTTTTATCTTTATCCCAAGTATCAAAAACAACCTTTTGATTATCACCTATTGGTTTCAGTGATAACATATCTTTTAAATTTAAATCGTTATTCTTTTTCGCCATCTTTTATTCTACCTTCGCATCTATCAACAAGTTCTTTTGCAGGTGATTTATTAAGTCTTAAAGCTTTCCATTCTTTAGATACGCCATAACTCATCTTCATGACTTTTTCTTCCTCTGCCCAGTATTCGTCAAAAGACTTTTCTATTTTATTTTTTTCTACCATCCACCATCATCATTTTTTATTTTGTTTTCTATTGTTTCGTTAAGACTCTTAGGTTGTTCTTCCTTAAAATATTTATTAAACATTTCAATTTGATCATGATACATTGCAACTATATTTAATTCTTTTTCAATCTCTTCTAGTATATCTGCATTATCCTTACCACCAATACCTACAGCATTGTTTAGATAAATCTCAACATTCATTTTATGTTTATGAATATGACCTTTGGCATGTTCAATCATCGATTGTATTATTTTATCTCTCATAATATCTCCTACATTAATCCGTGTTTTTTTAAGACTTGTTTTGTCTTAATTCTTTTGTGGTCTTTAGAACCATATCTTTCTGCAAGAGCAGAATCTGGGTGTGCATCTGCTATTCTTGATAAGTTATCTTTAAATCCATTATCAATCTTAGGACCAACGCCCATAAGATGATCACCTACTAAAGCAGCTGCAGTTGGCATCTGTTCATATTTAGGATTTTTCGATAATAAATCTTGTAGTTCAGTCCACGTACAAAATTCTTCAAACTCTTTTTCTGTTTCTTTATCTTTAATTATATAAGTTGGCATTAGTTTTTTAATCCATTTATATACCACTCTGGTGTGTTTCTATTTTTCCATGTGGCAAAATCTTTTTTATAGTGTATATAGTAATTATGATATGCATCAATAACGTTGTTAGTTTTACAATCTTCTGGCATACACTGTGGTAGTTCTGTTTCAAATCCAAAAGGAATATTGTTTGGTGTTTTTTGTAACCAAAAAGATGGTTTAGATGCACCATGTACTTTTCCATAACGATGTGTAAACTCTGTAAGTAACGACATATAAAGAAAAAACAATTTATAATAATTACCCGATGATTGTCTTACCCATATACCATCTGGGTGTTTAATATGTGATGCCATATATAAATGTTTTTCTCTCTCATCATTTAATCTATATCTTTTTGCTTTACGACCAGTTTTGGTTTTACCAATATATTCTTCACCATCTAATACTCTGTGTGCTGTTGACAATAATTGTGCGTATTCAATAGGCATTTTAACAACGTGTTTATCACAATGCATACTGGCACAAACCAAAGGATTCTCATCTAATTCAAATATGTTCATTATTTCGCCACTTTTTTCTCATAGTAACATATTTGTCATCAGTTGTCAATCTATCTCTGTACTCTTTAAATATCCTCGCTGACACCGCTTTTTTACTTGTTAAAGCGTCTTTTGCTTGTGGTTTAATAGTTCCGTCACGATTATATTTTCTACCACTCTTGTGATTTGCATATCGTCTTGCACGGGTAAATCCCATTTCTAAAAACTTTCTACACATATCCATACCAACAAAATCATCTTGTGTTTTATATTTTTCATACATGACATATATTTTTTTTGCACTCATCTCTGCGATTCTTGGTGTTCTAAATTTCCAATGTTGGCATATATCATTTGTATATGGTCGAACTAATAATACACCTTGTTCGCCTCTACCTATTCTATACCTTTTATCATTAGGTTCAAATAATATATTTTTGTAATCTAAATTATAATCAAATTCTATCATTTACCAATATCTTTAATATCATTCTCATGTATAACTTGATATGCACCTTTATTATATGCAGGTGCCACTGTAAAACTATGTTTGACTGATCTTCTTTTTGGAGCACCGTTGCCCATATGTGTTAAAGGTTTAGGATTAGAAATCTTTTGTATTTTTCTTGTAGAATTAAATATTGTATTAATATCATTGAATGCAGTAAATTCTGATTTAGGTGTTTTTTTATAACCTATTGACTCTAAATATTTTTCGTGTTCTTCTCTTGCTTTTTGCAATGAAGGTGTCAATGGTAACTTATTTACTTTCTTTCTTTGAAATACTGAATATTGTTTAATCATTTTTAAATACTAATTTATGTAATATATAAAACCAACATCCGTTTATTGCAGGTTCTATTAATGCAACTGCACCTGCCTCCCACAGACTCGCACCCGTCAATACAGATACAACAGTCATTGCTATTATAACATGACCTAAAGTATAAATCAAGGCCAAAATTAGACTTGATTTTCTTATAATATTAAATATACCAGACGTAAATTCTGTCATCTTTCCCACCTATAAAATATATGCCTTCCAACTTTCATTGTTTTTATTTTAGTTTCTGCCCATGAGGGTTTTACATAATCTGCGTGATAATGTGTCGCACCCAAAGTATTGACTAAACTACCATAGGTTAATGTAGTTTCTGCGATTGATTCTGCGATACGCCATGCCTGTGGATTGTAAGGGGTATCACTTTTTCCGTCACAATACCATGAAAATTGACATCTATTTTTTATTGGATAGTAAACTGCATCATTTGGATCAGGTGTTTCTCTTGTCTTCCAAGACTCTCTAGTTGGTCCTTGTTTGACAACACCACACACAGTATTAGGATATCTGTGGTCTTCTACTCTGTTCATAACAACATCTGCAACGGCGTACATGCCGTCTATGTCTTGATTTTTTGCTTCATGATAAACGTTAAGTGCTAGACACAAAACGGCAACATTTATTGCTTCCCACATATTTTTTCCACTCTCTCAATAATATTTCTTGTAATCGATATGCTTGTCTTTCCCACGGTTGTCTTCGATACTCATAATTAGTATAATTGTATCCTCGCCAGTAAACTGTGGAACCTTCATTATTTAAATCTTTCATTTTACCTGTCGCATACTGCATGACATGTACCATCTCATGTAATATAGTTGTAATAAAATCATCGTCTTTTAGTTTCTTATAAACTACAATATCAAACTCGTTTCGTTCTCCACCTCTAGAACACTCACCATCAATAGGAATATCTGTTGTTAAATCAACGTTTACATGAATAGTTCTATGTCTTGGTGTCAATCTTAAAAAACACCAATTGACTAATTTTTCAACAAGTAATCTTTGTTTTTTAGTGCCGCCTTCTACATCTACAGTATTCATCTTACCTCTCCTGTTAGTATAGGGGGTTAAACAAGAATTGTTAACCCCCTTTGGGTCACATTCACATTGTCTCATCATATATTTATAGTGACCAGACACTTGCTTATTGTGATGATGAGGTTGAGAGGTCGCAAGTGTCAAACTGTTCATTAGGCAAACAATTCTTTAATGAAATATAAAGTAAAACCTATCATACCGATATGCATAATTACTGTTAAAGTTTCGTTAATCATAAATGCCTCCTAACTTAAATATAAAGGACCAGTCCAATTTATAGGATAGTTACCTGATAAAACGTTACCTCTTGCCTTATTTTTGGCAGGAGCTTTCCATGATGCAGGTTTTAGGATATCGCCTTTTTTAAACTTATCATCATCTTCTTTTACGATAAATGCAAATACAGATCGTCCTCTGTTATATGCACCAACAGTGATCTTAAAATATTTTTGACCACCTACATCTAAATTAATATTTTCTGCGAACTCTTGTTGCATACTTTTGTTATCTGCAATGAATTCGTTGTAATCTTGGATGGCTGCTTCTTTAAGAAACTTAAAACCTTCCTCGATTGTGTTTGCTGATTTATTTACTGTTTTCATAATAAGTACCTCTCAATTTCTTATTATATAATACCACGATATAGGGTATATGTCAAGGGTTATTTTTAATAATTTTTTCCTAAAATCCACCCTACAAGACTCTTTCGAATGCCCGATTTTACTGGGTTTACACGATGCCAGAAGTCTGATTTGAAGAATATTGCCTCATTTAAACCGAGACGGAATGTCGCATGTCTTAATTCTTTGTTAGGGTGACCATATTCTAAATCAAAATCACCACCCTCATAATCATCATTTAAAAGTAATGAAAATGATATTTTTCTAATACGATTATCTGCGTATGGTTTTGTGTGTTGATCAATATGCCATCCATATTCGCCACCAGTTCCATATTCTGTATATTGTAGTGGTTCTATACCATCTATTTCGAAATTCCATCCAGCTTCTTTATTAACCAGTTTAGTATATTCTAAAAATCTATCTAATGTTGGTCTATCATTTATCCAACGTATCTCAGATATTCTTGCAGTATGACCACTACTATCATTTGTTTTTGCATCTTCTTTACTTCCACCATCTACATCTATTTTAAACGGTGGTTGTTTAATTAAATATGGTTCACCTATTCTCATGCTCTCGCAAATTCATCATTCCAACCAAATGCTTCTTTTACAACTTCTTTAGATAATCCTTTGTAGATCTGATGCAACTTTTTATCTTTTGCGTTTATGACAAGTTGTGCTTCAGTTTCATGTAGACCTTCTAACAATTGTATGAACATAAGTTCTTTTTTGTATTGTGGTGTATCATTATCACCGCCTTTAATATAGTGATATAATTTTTTTGCTTCTGCTGCAAGTCTTGTGTGTTCAGTTCCAGCAGGTGCATCGTTTGCCTTAAAAGGCACGTTACCCTCAGGTAGTATCCACTCAATTTTAGGATCAAAAGATGATTTTATTACCATTCTTAATGATTGGTTATCATGATATTTTAGTATTTTTACTTTTTCTTCTTTTGTTTTTGCTTTATGCACTTTGTCTAGTATTTCTGAAAACAATAATGAATTACTAGAATTCAATACTGTACCAGGTAATGGTTTGTTCATTAGAAATCTCCTATCGAATCAGTTAGTTCTTTTAGTTTATTTTCGATAAAGTATGTTAATAACTTACTTCTATCTCCACATGATGCTTCGGTAAACTCTTTGAGAATATTTGTTTGAATGTCAACTGGTATGCAATCCAAGTCTATAAGATTTTTATTACGACTATAATTACGAACTATTTCATCAGTTGCCATTGTATTTTCAAAGTTGCCGTCTTTCCACGCATCTATCTTTTTTTTACTTAAAGGTTTTTGTCTTAATCCTTCAGTAAAAACATTATCATTTGATAACACGTTAGGTATGCCATCAGATGAGTCTCCTTTTAGTATATGTACTTTTATATATTCGTTTGGATCTTCACCATTTAATTTTTTCTTTAATATAGGTGAAAATTGAGATACATTAGAATATTTTTGTAATTGAATAAAGTCTTTATCACCAGATATAATCATAATTTTTTCATCTAAGTATTCTTTAACTAAAGTAGCAATAACATCATCTGCTTCTGCACCGTGTACTTCGATTACTTTGTAGGGTAGATAATCTTTAATTTCTTGTTTGATTTTATTTAAACACTCAAAAATAGATTCCCAATCTTTACTGTCTTTATCTCTTGCTCTTTTACGATTTAATTTATAGTAAGGAAAATAATCTCTACGCCAATAATGTTTACTATCATAAGCCAAAACAATTTCACCATACTCTTCGTTAAAGTCTTGACGATACATACGAACAGAATTTAATATCATATGGCGAACCATACCCATATCAGGTTTCTTGGTTTTTTCCATATTCAAATGCATCATCAAACTCGCAAGTGAAATTTGATTCATATCAAGTATAATCATTTATCCTCTGTCAATTCTTTTACTTTATCTATATTAACACTATGATACGATATATCTAAGTTATTGTCAATAGATTTTTCGGTCATAATCTTTTCAACAAGATTATTTAATATATGTTTATAACCCATATCTTTGTAACAGACTGCTCTGACACATTCATTTAAGAAAGGTATGTACATTTTCATTGTATCAGATGTTACATCAATACCGTTCTCTTGAAAATTTGTGATCGCATTAACCACAATACTCTCTGCAAGTTCCTCTACGAACTCTATATCTTCACGAACCCTACTATTTTCCTCTGGTGATATTGACACCACTCTTTTCCACGGTCCTTTTATTATGTTGTCTGTCATCAAACTTTTCCTTCAAATCAAAAAAACGTAATACATCTTTTACCTTCATAGACATATTATCAGTTCTAGATTTCTTTTTTAATTTTTCATACTCTGCGTATTCATCAATACTCATTTTCCGTTTGTGCCACTTTTTTTAACCATCTTTTTTTACCTGCCTTTTTTGCAAGTCTTTTTTTCTCTGATGGTTTCTGAAAAAACTGTCTCTCTTTAATTTCTTGAAGAGTTCCAGCATTCTTTACCATACGTTTAAGTTTCCTCATTGCCTTGTCAACATTATTATCTCTAACGATGACATGTAGACCTTCGGTTCTTTCAAAGTTTGGTTTGTTTCTATATTGTTTCAAGCGTTCTCCTTAATTTTTATTTAGTTGATAAAACTGTAAATATTGCGGCCATCCATTCAAAGACCACTCCATAATCTACTAAAGTTAGTAGGGCACCTATTGCCATCCAAAATAATGCTCTTAACATTTTTATATTGGCCCACAAAATTGACCATTCTCATAGAACGGTGACATTTCTTCTGTAAATTTTGGTAAAAAATCGTGTTTAAAAAATTGTCTACCATTATATGATTGACAATAATCATAGTAAAAATCAGAATCACTATAAGGTGTATCTTCATTTCCAAACTCATCATTGTAAGTATGATAATATTCAGAACCATGTATCATTTCTACACCAGATCCACCTGTAAAATTACTTACATCTTCTTTGTAATTTTTATCACAAAATCTTTTAATCTTGTTATGTAATTTAGAAGACGATAATCTATCAAGTTGTGATAAAGGTGCGTTTCTAAAAATTGTATAATAAGTTTTGAAAAAGGGATTATATTTTTCTGATTCATCCCTATATTCTCGCCAATAAACTAAATGTAATGTTCCTTGTTTACTCATTAAGCAGTTCCAAATAACCTTTCATAATTACTCGTTGCAACACTTTGGGCAGATGGCATATGATGATACCCTATACTACATTTTAAGAAGTAGTCACTTTTAAACTCATTCTTTAAAACTAAGTGTTGATCTACCAACCTACCGTTTTTTAATTTAACAATGTAAGAACCATCTTCATTTATTTTAGATATCTTACCTTGTTGTTCTGGGTGTCCAGCACCCCATACAGCAGTGATTTCATCACCTTTTTTGATTTCGATTGACATTTGATTACCTCTCTTTTTGTTCATCTAATTATATTTTGACAGGCTATGGGTATGTTGTCAAGGGTTATATTAAATTAATTTGGTTAAAAAATGCCCGATAATTAAGGACTTTTAGGGTGCGACAATCTGTCAATCAAGAAAATGACGATAAATCTAACTTAATTAGTTGTTGATATCCACCAATACTCTTGCCATCTATATAGATTTGGGGCATCATTCTATGACCCTCACTAAGTATAAACTCTCTCGCTTCTGGTTGTTCTTCTATGTTTATTTCTTTGTACTCTATATCTTTACTTTTTAAATAGTTTTTTGCTTGGACGCAATATCCACACATATTCTTACTGTAAACAATTACTTCTTTCATTACTTACCTTGTCCTTTGTATTTTTTCCATGATCTTCTTTTATGTTTATTCATAGATGACATTTTTGTTTTGCCATTTCCTATTGATGTTCTTTTTATTTTTGGTTCATATACATTAGATGTATTCATCATTCTAGCCATAATTACTCCTTTGGTTTATATATTGTAATTAACTCTTCTTTACCTTTTACTTTAATCTTATCAACTTCTATCGATTCAATATTTGTTAGTTGATCTTTAGTATATGAAGAGTATAGTGTTGGCAACACGTTGCCATTCTTGTCTTTGTAGTTTCTAGTTGATGCTTCTAATCTTGCAGCCAAATTTACTGCATCACCGATTACAGAATAATCAAACCTAGAATCACTTCCCATATTACCAACAATACAAGTGCCTGTGTTAACACCTGATCCTATATTGATTTCTGGTAAACCTTTTTTTCTAAATTCTTCTTTGAGATTTTCAGTTTCTTTTCCACACTCAATACTTGTCTTTACTGCCATCTCAGCATGATTAGGACAATCTAATGGTGCATTCCAAAATGCCATAATACAATCACCCATATATTTGTCAACTGTACCACCATTGTCTAAAACAATTTTTGTCATACGATTTAAATAATCGTTGATAACTTCTACTAATCCTTCTGGGTCATCATTGTTTTTATAATATTCAGATATTGGTGTGAACCCTACGATATCCATAAACAAAAATGACATCTCTTTTCTTTCACCGCCAAGTTTTAATTTACTTGGGTCTTTTTGTAATATTGCAACTTGTCTTGGATCAAGATAAGTTTCAAACTGTTTTCTTATTTGTTGTTTTAAATTAAATTCTAAAATAAAACGATTAAATATACTATGTAAACCTACAAATAATATTACAACTAAAATCCATGTCGTATCAAATAATATAAGTTTGTTATTAAACAAATAATTAGTTGTAAAAATACCACCTGCACTACTAATTACCATTGATAATCCAACAATATAATATGGTGTAAATCTTGTTAAAACTACTATTAATAATCCTACGATAAACGCAATAAGTATTTCAATCAATGGTAATAGATCAATTCTCTCTATATTGATACCATCAATAACTGTTTGTAGTGTTGATGCTATTGCAATATAATCGTATTGACTTCCTATTGGTGTTGCAATAACTCCATTTAATCCTTCAGCAGTTACAGCCACAATAACAGTTTTACCTGCCACTCTTATTTCCTCTGATCCTAAATCTGCAACTGATATAGTTGGATAAGACTTATTCCATGTCAACCATATTCTAGCATTTGAATCTGTTTTGATTGTTGCAAACCCTGGTACTCTCATTGCGATTATTCCAGCATCACCTGACTTTACTTGATAACTTGGATCACCAGTGGCAGTTCTAATAACTTCTATTGCCATTGACGGATAAACATCATTACCTATTTTCATAAGTAAAGGCATTCTTCTTACAACACCATCAATCTCTGGTGCAGTATTTAAAACACCAACACCCGATGCGTTATCACCAATGATCGGTATTGGTCCAACCATACCAGGCCATTCAAACAACCAATCCAAAGGATTACCTATTTTTGCAACTCCTCTTGGATAACCGTTACTTGAAGTTTGATGTGATCCGACTTGTCCAACTACAACAAAATTATCTTTAAGTGAATCTGCAAATATTTCATCACCACCAAATCTATCTTCTTCAGAAAATAATATCGGTAATACAATGACACCTGCATTGTTTAAACGTAAGTAATCTATGATGTCAGAGTAAATATCTCTAGACCAAGGATATTGACCAAACTTGTCAATCGATTTTTCATCTATTGTTAAAATTACAATGTCTTCAGATATTGTTTTTTCTTGTGATTGAAATAATAAATCAAATGATTTTAGTCTTAATAATTCTTTTATTTGTGGATCTTTTAGTCCTACCCATATTAAAAAAAATAATGTGACTAAAGAAAAACTCCAATGAGTGAAAATTTTTTTCATTACTGATTAAGTGTCATTGTACAATAAGTGTGACCACAATATAAATCACCAGTATAAGTTTTACTGTTACCTGTTTGATTTATAGTAATAGAACTTCCGTTACTTGTT